CCTGATGAAGGGCATGGCCCTGCGATCTGTCACTGGTTCTTCTTTTCCGCCAGTGGCGGCAGCATCGCCTTCAATAAGCGATGACCACTTTGCTACCGAGACTACGGATGTTTCTGTGCCCCTCCCCTGCTATCGACAATGAGCATCACGACTTGGTGTTCCAGTCGGTGGCAACACGCCATCGGGAGTGCCGACTCTATTCGGCATGCCGCCGTTGCGGCATCGCAGTGACAAAAGACAAAATGAAAAAACAGACCAAACCTCAGAACGAAGGCCACAAGGCGCATTTCGCCATCGTGGCAAAAGCCAAAGTAACCGTTGACGGCAAGACCCAGGAATTCGACTGGGACTTCGACGTTAACTTCACCGTCGAGATGATCGACTATGCCATCAAGATGGTCGCCGGCAATATTGCGCAAGTTGCCGACAAGATCGCTCGAGACGGCATCAAAGTCGCAGCGTAACCCAAACCTGGGGCGGCACGGGTCATTCCTGTGTCGCCCCTCAACAACAGAAAGAGATCAATCATGATTCCAACTGACCCAACCAAATTGCCGGTAAAACAATTGGCACGCAGGCGCAACAGGAAATCAACTACCAAGACGACCGAGGTTGTCGAGGCTATTACAGCAATCGTTATGGCGGCTGGCACTCTTTATGCACTGGCTAAAGAACTGCAGATACATTTTTGTGAGTGGAGGGCTCAGCAGGCCAAGAAAAAGGGGCTCGTTTCCAAGAAGGCTTCGAAAAACCCTCAAGGAAAAAAACGATCTCCAAAAAGACCGAAAACTCGAATCACCGGCCCTTAGGTCTCCGTTTCCGCTTGGGTATGGCGGGCGGAGTTGCTATTTTGGGCCTGCTTGACCTGGCCCTGGGGCGTAGAACCATCCCCAATCGGAATGATAACCCCATCCACCTTCTGGCGGAGGCGGCTTAACTGCCTCTGCTGGTGGATTCGGGAATGGATCTGGCGGAGGCGGGATGACTGGATCACCCCAGATACCAGGAGGCATCCCTGGACCAGGTGGATTAAATCCAGGAGGACCCCAAATCGGATGGATTGGAACTCCTGGCGGTAAATCTGGTTTCGGTGGAGGTTCTGCTGGCCCACCACCAACTTCACGATCTGTGCGACCGAGAAACGCTACAATCGTTATTGGTGAGGGCTTGTTGCTTTTGCCTTGGTAGGATAATCCGCTGATTACTACTGGGATTGCTGCCATTGGTGTTTGATTCCTTTCGTTGTTGTTTCGATTAAATAAGCTCTGTCAATGCCACCAAACAAGTGACAAATGCGTTAAAGTTCCTCGCAGGGTTCCCACCAGTCGGAGCAGAATTCGTCTGCGGGATGAGGCAGGCAGTTGCTACCGTGCCAGGCCGTGTAATGACGGTTGCGGCAGGTGCGGCGGTTCTTGCCTAACCAGCGACAGTTGGAGCAGGAGGAACCACCTTTAGGAACTCGCATGGCCGCTTCGTGATAACTGGGATAGGTCGGCTCTTTTTCCTTGAGCTCAATCAGTCCATCCAGGAGTGCATTGAGATCGCTCATTTGCGCGCTGGTGCTTTCGCAGTTTGAACTCGGGCGCCGGCCGGTCGCTGACCATTGCCTGGTTGCTGGGTGCCGTGGATCGCCTTGAGTTTGGCATTGTCAGGCTCATCGGGAACCATCTTCTTGGCGATCTCGGGAGGAATACCGAAAGTCTTCTCCAGCGTGTGGATCGCAGCGTCCTTGTCGATCTTGCCTTCGCCAACGGCCTTGAGGACATCGATCAACTGTTTCACGCCCTTGTCACCGAGGGCATCGATTGAGCCTGGAGGAGGTGGCGGAGTGGGTCCGACATTCATGGCGGCCTTTTGCATCGTGATGTCAGGGAAGAGTCCGCGAGCGAAGACCTCAACTGGTTGACCCATCTCGGATCCCACCTGCACGGCCTCATTGGCGGTCTCCGCGTTGCTCACAAAGACTTCCCTTGGGCTGCGGCCATATTTACCAGTGATGTCGCTGATAGGAACGATGCCGGCAGTGGTCGCGGCGATGTCGGCTTCCATCTCATAGCCGACGTCTGTCTGGATGGAAAGACCGAAGTGCCATTCAGCTTTGCGCCAAAGAGGGTGTGCTGGCAGCTGCTGATTCATAATGCCTTGGGCAATCACCTTCTGCCGGACGCGATCCAGCACTTTGGTGATTAGGATCTTCTGCCAGTATTCAATTCGGCGCAGCGCCTGCTGCACCTCGATGCGCGCTGTGACGCCGCCCAGCTGCGCGAGATCCCAGACAAAGCCATATGGGAGATCCAGAGAGACCGCCATCTTGCGGATCACGGACTGGAGGAAAGCCAGGAAGGCACCACTCGGACGCGCCGGTGGGGCAAGCATGTTGAACACTTCGCCTTCTGCCATGCGAAGGATCTTGCCCCATTCGGCGTTCTGGGTTGGAGTGCCATCCGCTGTTTTGTCGCTCCAGGCATTGGCGCCCTTGTTGGCGAAAGGATCCCTCAGTCCTACCAGCGCCGCCCACTGGCTCTGGGTCTTGCCGGCAATTTTCTCAGCTTCGACCCACTCGCGGATGTCACGCGCATCGTTAAGAAGACGCAACAATTTTGTGCGTCCGCGGTATTCATCTGGTCTATCTGGATCAAAGAGGTGTATGAATGAATCGAACGGAATTTCCTGTGGATAAAGGTATTGATTTGTCCGAGTGCGTCGAAATATACGGTAGAATCCTATCCGGCCTGTATCAGGATCAAGCCCGACTCCTCCGATGTAATTTTCTTGAACCTGCTGCTCAAGGGGCGAGCCAATGCGATCAGCTTCGACGCATTGCAGGCAGAATTCGCCAGTTGGAGACTGTTCTGGAGCAACTTCGATGTAGCCAAAGTCTCCGTCAATCAGGAAGCCCAGAAAGCCGAGCTGGACCAGTTTCAGGAATCGATTCCTCCCAGTGATGTCGCATCTCATTGAGCCATCCTCAGCAGGCTCATCCCCGCACCAGGCTTGCCAATAATCGTTGTAAATCTGATCTACCTGGTCATCACCCGTCAGCGGCCGTGAATTGATTTTACCGCAGGTGTAGAGGACGATGCGCGCCATCATCCCGCCAAGGAAGTCAAAGCGACAGAGGTCCCTGGCGTCCCACATCGCTTTAATGCGGTCGCGGTTGGACCGCCAGGTTTCAGCGGATGCCTGTCCGAAGAGTCCGCCGCTCTGACTGCGGCGTTCGGGATTGTCGTTGTAACCAAAGGAAAATTGATGCTCGAAATGGCGAGCCTTCATCCGGACCAACTTTTCGACCGGATTGAAGAATCCCACCACGCGATCGTATAACGTCAGCCTCTGGTCGGGCCGCTTGCCGTCCTCGAGCTGTTTAATATCGGGCATCAGTATGTGAGTTGATCGGTTGAGCCGGCAGGCTGGCCTTGGGTCACACCCTGGCTGAAGTCAGTGAGATAGACACCTTCGTAACCCTGGACGATTCCGCTGCTTCGTTCGTTGAGCACGAATTGGATCGCCTCCAGCTGTTTCTGGATGGCGTTCACATCGCGGGTGAAACTTTTGGATCCGACCGTCTGGGAAGAGTAGGCGCTCAGGTTGGACAAATGACCCTGCAGTTTGGCCTGCATAGTGATGAGGGTGCCACTGTCCATCCCTCTGAAAACAAGCAGTAATCCACCATCCGCCATTGTGAAAAACCTCGTTATGTCAACGGCCTTCGACGGGAGCATTCTACGCAGTGTTCGCGTCGGTGGCAATTACGCCATCGAGAACCAAAAGGAACAAGACAAATGATCAACAATAAATTCGTGGCCATCGTCGATCAGATCCCGCTGGATCAGACGGCGCGGGCCACAACAGAAACCAGACGGTTCCTGCTCAAGAAAGCGAAACTGATTCAGGAGCGCAGGAGCACGATCGAGGAAGCCGCCAAGCGGCAGAGAAGGAAGAAAATCCTCGATGATTACAAGAAGGCCATCGGCTTTCAGAAAATGAAAAAGACGCTGGATGATCTCGAGGAAAAAGAGAAGAAGGCCAAACAGAGCATCATCGCGTCAGGACTCACGGTCAATGGCGAGCTAATCGATCTCAGGGACAAGCAGCCCGACGTCAGTGGTGGAATCATGATCTGGATGGAAGGCGGCTATGTCACGATCGACAAGGAAACAGCCGACAAGATCCAACAGGTTCTTGATCTCATCAAAGCAGTAGAAGGCGAGATCGAGCCATTTGATCTGGTCGATCAACTGGAAACCAGGATGATGATGTCGTCCACCGTTGGAGAAGCAATGGCCATCGTTAACGCGTTGGTCGGAGTCGAAGTCTTCAAGATCGATTTCAAGGAGCTGGGAATTTCACCCTCAGGACAGAAACAACTAAAAGACAAGGAGACCAAGTAGAATGGAAGCGAAAGTGATAAAAAATAGGTGGGGCAGCGAAGTGCGCCTCCTCAAGACATGGGTGCCGAATGAAACTGGTGATCTGGCGATTCGCTTCGCCACTCACTTCGGGATCATTGCGGCCACAGACAACGGCGAGGATACCGCCGGCAGGCATCAAATCAAGCTGGCGGAAGTGGCGGATGTAGTGAAACGGTCCTGCGACCTGGCTGAGCAGCTCGTCGAAGAGATGAAGAAGCGCGGCTGGATCGTGAATTGTCCGGATCTTCCAGAGAACGAACCGGAGGAGGAACCGCAAAAGAAGGAGCCACCGGAAGACACTTCCGGAATCGGGGCGCCACAAGGAGGATCCTAACCATGGACTTCGACATAACCCAGGGGATGGTTACGACCCTTCTGGCCTATTGCAAACAGGGTTTTTGCAATGGCGCCGGAGACAATCCACTTAGAGGTCAATTCTGCGTCCAGCAGGCGGTCAACATGGCTGTCACCTCTGAAGAGGAAGACAGTGATGGTCCGGATTGCGTCCATGAGAAACTCTGTGGTCTGGGCATCCAACTCAATGATCACGAAGGCTGGTCCAGTAATCAGGGCAGAGCGAAAGGACTCAAGCGATTTGCGGTCGCTGAGATGGGCACCGAGGAGTGGAATGGTGAGAAAATCAAGGAGTTCAGGAAGCTTTTCCGGATGCAACTCGGAACGGATCCCGAGCTCAAAACTGCAGAATTGGGAACCTTAGCCCAGGATTACCTGGAGAGAAATGGCTCAAACACCAAAACGCTAACCAGGGTGGCTAACATAGCGGCCGGCATCATCAAGAAATTAGGTAGCCCAGGTGCGAAATTTCTGCATCTGTGCGATCCCAAAAAGAAGATGAGCAGGCAGAAGCGGGTAGGTCTGGCAATGAAGGAATGCCGAAAGCACAACCAGCTCTACGTCACCAAGCCCATGGCGGCGCGGATGGCTCAGCCGGCTTCCTTCACTGGGTGCGGAATGCAGTTCGAAAGGAGGCCATCCCATGCGTATAAGCCTTGAGGCTATCAATAATCTGCTAGGATTTCTGGATGCTGGACTCGTCAGTGGAGCAGGAGAGCTCCCTGGCCAACATTGCGTTCAGCAGGCTGTTAGTATGGCCGTAGCCAGCATAAAGACGGACAGTCCTTGGTGCGTTCATCAACGGATCCGACAGCTGGGGATCCATCTGAACGACACTCCAGGATGGTCTTCAGAACAGGCCAGATCCAAAGGACTGCGCAGATTCGCCGTTGCGGAAATGGGAACGGAGGAAAACTTCGATATCAAGGATTTCAACGAGCGATTAGCCCAGAAGTTGGATGTGGCCAATAGCGAGGATCCAAGCTCGATCTTCGCTCACTGGTTCGAGCATCTCCAGAATTGGCCAACCAGGGAGCTGGCGATGACTCACTTCGCCAACATATGCGCCGATATCTTCCTTGAGATGGAGACGCCAGGAAGCGAGTATCTTCACTACTGCGATGAGCAGTTTTCGAAGAGGGAAGCCAAGAAGATAGTGAAACAAGAGACCAAAAAAGCGTATGCCGCGGGACTTTGCAACTTCGGCACATGCGGAATGCAGACTGCAGTAAAACAATAACAACTGGGAATCTGGAGAGAGGATTACGGACAAGGCTGGCGTATGCCGGCACGGTAAGGAGGTTAGGCTCTAAATCCGTGGTGGGTAGCGTGTGGTGATCCTCTTCTCCACTTCCCTTACCAAAGGAAAACAATGACTAGAAAACAAATGATCAGACGATTAGTGGCGGCGCAATGCGCCGATAAGCCGGAGTCACTCCGGAACATGGGGACCGTAGAACTGGAAGCATTCTACGAGGCTACAGCTCCTATCAGGAAGCAGCACAGTGAAAGTATCCAGCGGGTCATCCGCAGGGTGAAGAGAGAAGACCGACAGAGAGAGCAGATCCAGCACCTGTGGGAGTGGTCCTGTAGTTGGATCAAGCGAACCCGCCATCCAAGGGATCAGTATCCCTTCCCATCCAAAGCGGTGGCGGCCTGGTTAATTCAGATCAAGGAGAAAAGCCAACATGCACATCTTCCATAAGTGGACCAAGTGGAGCGAGCCCAAAATAATGAGCGTCAGGCGCAAATTCGCGGATCCAAATCTCAGGGAATTTTCCTGTGACTGGATCTACCAAGAGCGATCCTGCGTGAAGTGTAATTTAATTCAGAGAAGGAAGGTGAAACATATCTATGAAGCTGGAGCGGATTTTTCTGATTAGGCCGGCGTTCGACAAACGCCATGTTGATCCCGATAAGAACTATGGCATCCATGGGGCAGAGATGCTCTTCATAGTGAAGGGCGAGCGCGGAGCAGTTCAGTTCGTGCTTTACACCAATTGGCAGCTGCCGCATGTCACCAAGGAGTGGTTGAAAAAGGATCTGGGAAAGCCACAAGGTAAATACATGACGCTCTGGCGGCCGATTCCGGCTGATGTGGGTTACCACAGTCCCAAGCCCATGTATGAAGGTCAGGAGCCCATCGGCAGTAAAAGGATCAACAAGCCAGCCATGAAGCGCAACACAATCCGTCTCATAAACAGGGAGGGAATCGAAAAACTGGAAAACTTCATGGAGCCGACCGGCACCTTCACTCCATGCGAGTGGCTGGATGGGAAGCCGTGTTATTATGATGGTTCCGGCCTAGCCGCGGAGCAGTATTACAACCTTCTCCTGCGCAAAGGTTCGGAGGCGGTCTGGAGAAAACTCGAACGCTACTACAGGAGGACATTCCATGCCAAAGTATCCAAGGGAGGATAAGTGCAAAATCTGTAGTGTTCACCTCGGGTGGATCATGAATGAGATGGGCGAGATGGTCGCCTTGGGCCTTTGTGAAAAACCCGAGTGTCAAAAGAAGTCTGCAATTAGTCAGATTGGAAAATTCAAATTGAAGAAGCCAGGAAGAAACGGCAGTGAGAGTAACAAAGGAAAGTGAAACCAAACCAGGGTTCTGCCAATGCGGCAGGCCCCTGCATTACAGTGACCAATCCATCAAGAACATGGTCGATAAAATCATCGCTAGTGCTGACGGTCCCTTCGTGGACATTCACGTTATCGGTGGACCGACCTATCGCGTGCAGCGGCACTTTATTGCCCTGCATGGCTTCTCACCTGAGTTGGCGGAGGAGCGTGGATTCGAACAAGTGAAAGGAAAACCAAATGACACTACTGGAAGAGGCAGAAGCGGCTTGGATGGAAAAGGTCAAGCCAAGGAAGAGGAAAATTGAAGCGATGCTGGCCATGCTTAATGATGTGCATGGCCTGCCACAACTCATGGCGGATCACATCCGAATGAGTTTCATCATCAACTACATCAGGGAACATGAAAGAAAGGATCAAACGACTGCTGATGAACGGAGCGATCGAGCTGGTGATACAAGCACAGAAACTGAAGCAGGGGGTTCGTCGCCGGCGCCGAAAGCGTAAGGCGGAATACATCGACATCACTGGCTTTGTGAAAAGGCAAAATGAGCGACGTATCAAAGAGAGACGATGAGCTTCTTTGCACCCAATTCCTGAGAGAGCGCGGTATTGAGCTGCGCGAGCTGAAGATCGACTACTTCTATCGGCATCGGCGCCGGTCATCATGGGATGATCCCTGGAACGTTGGTCTCCACATGGATGACACCATGCGCGAGACCAAGGCCAGGGAGGACTACATCGAGAAGTTCGGATTTTCCCTGCTTTGCTTTGACGCCATAGAGGCCATCCGGCCTTATGCGCCACTGGTAGAGCTGGGAGCCGGATCCGGTTACTGGAGTTATGAGCTTCAGAAATTCGGAGTCGATGTGGTCGCCACCGATGAGATGGGAGAACTCTTCTATTCTTTCAGGAAAGGAGGCCAGACTCGCTGGGCGGAGAAATACGTTGAGATCGAGAAGCTCAACGCCGTCGAGGCAATCAGGAAGTATCCCAACAGGGTGCCCTTGATTGTCTGGCCGAGTCTGGGAGAACCCTGGGCAGCTGATGCCCTGGACATCTACACGGGCAACGTGGTGATCTATTTCGGCGAAGGGCATGGAAATGCCTGTGCCGATGACCGGTTCCACGAAACCCTCGACCAACGATTTGCCGATCAGCGATTCGTGAAGATGCCTCATTTCTGGGGCTGCTACGACCGCTGGCTGGTAATAGCACACAAACCAAAACAACTGACGAAAGGAACATAAGACAATGGTTACAGAAGACGAAGCGATGGCGCCGCGCATTGACGACGCCGAGGAACCAATGGTTCCCTGCCGCAGAGGATGTGGCAGAGGGCCGTTCAAGAGCAAAGTAGCTGAGAACATGCACTACATCCGAGCCCAT